CTGACATCATCTAAGTTGTACTTTATGTGTAACTCTTGTGAGCTAAAATCTTTTCTTAATAATTGATGTGTTAATTCTGAAGCTACCGATTTCCATAAAGGTACTAATTTTTGCTCTGTAAAGAACTCTCTTAATTCACGGGTATTGTTGTATGTAGCTGCGTCCAAACCTGCGCCGAGTCCGGCCAGAATTGCGGGGACACCTAAAACTGCTGAAACTCTTTCTTCAGGGATCTTCCTTAGTTCAGCTAAGTTCATTTGGTCAGGTGAAAAAGATACGACTTCTACATTCATTGCACCGGATAAAACCATAGGTGCGCCACGATTTTTGCCACCAAATTTTTGTTTGTACATAGCAGAAATCGCCTCAGCCTCTTCTTTCGAAGGACCGCCCATTTGATCATCTTTGGGTGAGAGGATGACACCGGGTACAGCCATATTATGTAAGAGTGCTGCTGCATACTGTCCTGCCGCTTCATCGCCCAAGATTTCTCTTAATACAGATTTTAATGGAGCAAAACCTCTCCTATGGTTATTAGGGTCTATTCCATTTCGGATATGCACAATATCATTAGTTGGAACGACTATACTATTACCCCCAAGTCCACCATAAGGACTATATTTGAAATGAGTGATCAAAGTGTCCTCATTACCTTTTGGCTCTACCAAGTTAGGCATAAGAGGTACAAGCTCTACCACATTTCCATCTTGATTACGGTTTTTATATAAGTAGGCATCTCCATAAGCTGATAAAGAAGTAACTATGTAATGTGCTAACAAGTTACCAGAAGTAAAAGGATTTGGTCTTTCTAAAAGTTTGACTATCGGATGATCTTTTACAAATTCAAAGTCACCTGCGTCTGTATCTTGATAGACTAAAGGTCTTGGCTCTGCAAATGAAGTAGCAAGAACATTTAAACAGGCGACAACTGCTGAGTTATTTGATCCGTCGCCAATGTCATCTAATGAAGTTGTAGGCCAATAACCAGAGTCGGTATTGTACCCATAAACTGCTCTGTCTAAACTTGATGATTGATTGTAATTACTATATTTTTGTTCTTGTCTTTTAGTTGGTGCATTTAAAAATTCAACTGCTCTTTGCACCCTAGATTTCTTTTCTGCCATTTAATATGCCGTCCATTCCCTCTTGGCCTGTGCGCTTATCACTCCATACCCTATTGCGTCCACTATGTCATCATGATGACCTACCGGAAAACTCATTAATTCTCTTTCTACTTCGGGCAACCAAGTAGCGCCCTGTCTTAAGTACAGATCTCCGCTTTCCATCCTTGCAGCTAAAGGTAAAGCTCTTGAAACTTTATCTTTGTCAGCACGCAACTCTTTAACAGCAAGACCATCCCGTTTCGCAAATTGAATAAGCGAAAGCTGGAAACCTGCTCGTTCCATTCCTACCCATTGTAAATCATATTCTGCCATTTTTTGTCTTATTCGGGGTATTATGTCTGGTGCTTCCATTCTCTGCCTATCAACATCAAGTAACAATATTTTACCCATAGGTGTTATGGCGAAACTTGCTATAACTGTATAGTCAGCACCTTTTTGTATTGAGGTAGCTAAGTCAACAGTACAAAACCTAGAACAATCGTACAATTCTACAGTTTCCCCGCTAGCAAAAAATCTACCATTTTTTTCTTTAAAGTATCTAAGCCAATCAGGTTGTAACATACCTTGTCCTGCTTCTACAAACTCTGCTAAGTATTCTTGCGCATAGACTATTGACCCTACTTCATCTCTTGCATTTTCTACTTCATCTCGATCGATAAAAGGATTATCGTATGTAGCAAATTGGAATTTTTCCCAATCGTCTTTTTTATCTGCAAATTCCCATAATTCATAAAACCAATTATTCATCCCCATAGGTGTTGAAATAAATAATGCACCACCTTTTCTTTCAGTAAGAGTAGGTCTTAATACTTGATGCCACACATCTGGTTTAACGAATGCTGCTTCGTCCATTACTAAGAAATCCAAACCCTCACCACGAAGTCTGTGTGGTGTATCTGCTGAACGAACTGCAATAGATCCACCTCCCGGAAACTTTACCTCCATATTTACTAATGATATTTCAGGCTGTATTTGTTCAGGAAATGATCTGGCTGACTCTAAAATATCACGCCAACCCACTCTTGCTATTGTGTATGTAGGTGCAACCCACCAAGCTCTTTTACCGGCTAAGGCAGTTTGTAAACATAATTGAACACCTAATCTTGATTTACCAAATCGTCGTCCCGCACATAGTATTTTCCAACGAGCGTCGCTTTTTGCAACTTTTAATTGTGCTTCATGTAGTTCGGGAAACTCTGCAATTACTGTGCGACCACTTTTATTATTTACTTGCATATCCATCAAGTAAAGTTTAACAACTAATTTTCGTAAATTTTGTTTAAAACGAGTATATGTGCTGTTGTGTTAACAAGGACTTTATCTTTTATTGCATTAAGTTCGCCGTCTTTAGTAACGGAATATTTAGATTTTGCTGCAATAATTTGTTCAAGATCAAAATTTAAAGTTTTTTCAATAATTCTAAATAAGTCTTGTAATGTACAATCCTCATAATTTTTTGTAATAATTATTAGCTTAGAATTTAAAGCAAGATTTTTACTTAAACTAAGTATCGCAGCAGACATATAGCTTTCAACATCTACTTCTAAATTGTTTTCTGCATCTAAACTATTAAAAATAGTTACATCGGCATCACTTATAGTTGCAGGGTATCTGTCAAAAATAAAATCGTGTTGGACTACTTTACTAGCTTTTGGGTGTGGATCTTGATCAAATGTTTTGCATTGAAAACCCATAGCGGTTGCAACATCTTTTGTTACTTGATACTTATCTGTCATATCGACAAGCTTTGTTTCACTAGGAACACCACCAAAAAAATAAAGTAAGTTTCCTATAAGTTGAGGATGAGTTTTATTTTCATCGTCATATCCATAAATTTCATTCTTATTACCAAAAGACCAAAATGTTGTTGGTTTGTAATTTAAACCTAGATCTTCTAAGTCAACATTATCGTTTTCTATAATTGTTTCTAAAACTTTTTGTTTTTTAATTATTGATCTCAATGCTTTTACTGACAAGTTTTCGTCAATAGCTTTTTCTAAATATTGTTGTTGTAGTCCTGAATCTAAAGATGCGACTTCCGAATGATGTGTCCAAGACAACTCAGGGTTTCTTCTTTCTAAAGGTATTTTATTAGCAACATAAGAAGCCTTGCTAAAAGTATTGTAAGGTATTTCCATATTCAAAGCTTGTGCTGCAAGCTCACCATATTTGCGATCTCCAAAGTTCCACCAATCACCAAGCCACCACATAATATTTTGAGTTGCTTGCATTAGGTTTTGTCCTATTTCCAACCATTGCTCATAAGTAGTATCTTCTGCAAATTGGAAATAATTGCTATCGCGCTTAGTTTGTACTATCTCTCTCATATCTTTATTTTACTATATTAAACGATTAGTGTGACAAAAAAATAAAAAGTCCGGTAGCTCTAGGGGAAACAATTAACAAAAGGGGTTAAAAACCTAGAGCAACCAGATATATCAAGTAATATGCTTTGCAAAACTATCTTTTACATTACCAATATTCACATTGGAACGAACTTCAGCCACGGGTAAACCTTTGTTAAAAGCTATAAAGGTTGGTACACCAAAAATGCTGTAATGTTGAGCAATACTTGGTGCTTGGTCAATATCAACTGCAACAAATTCGCAATCTTTATTTTCCCAAGTTTTAGCTAAACTTTCTACTGCCGGTGTGATCTGCTTACATGGTTGACACCACTCAGCTTCAAACTTTACGATAGTAGTAGTATCTCTAAGTACTGTGTCTGTGAACTCCTTTTGATTTATTTTGCGTATCATAGTTTGTTAATAATAACACAACTTAGATGATACTTGGTAAAATTAAAATATGAAAAAAATTAAAATTGTTAAAAAAGAAAACGCACCTACGATGAATAGAAAAGCTCGTCGTAAACTTGCAAAGAAAATTAATAAAGATTTGGGCAAGGCTGTACCGTTAGATACAGCCGATGATGGGAGGAAGTCGGTTTAGTAGCCGACCTAACTATCATAGACTATTTGATTTTAGTTTCGGGTAAATAAAAAGAGTCGGTTTCCCGACTCTCTTTATCGTATCAACAAAGGGCTGCTTTATCGAAATATTGAATAATAAAACTATTCTACTTCTCTTCAAATTTTTTGCAAATACTTAAATATAAATTTACAAGATCGTCTGCGTCTTGTACTAAATTAATACCTTTGATTCTCATATAATTAAATTGCTTTAACACAACTTCTTTAAGATCTGAATCGGTAATTAATTCATCAATAGCGTCTTCTCTTTTTGTTCCCGGCGGAAAGTCTGGTATATTAGCCATTAGATTGTCCCTTCTGCTTTTATTCCTGTCAAAGCTTCGTAATCCTCATTTTTTACAGGTGATATGGTTGGTGGTATATAATCTTTTTCTGCTAAAAACATATCCCACAATGTTTGCAAAGCGTCATCTGAGTTTTTCGCTGTGACTTCAAAAGTTATTTTATAGTCAATTAACGGATCACTCATTTGTACCTTCTATCTCTGTATATTTTTTTTCTATATCACAATAATAGTCTACTTTTTCTTGCAAAAGAAGATCCTTTTGAGAACTTTGTTTAAAATCAAATATTCTTTGTACTTTTTTTATTGCTTCTGTTTCATTATCAGCTTCTACAATGTAATCTTCAGTTATCTCAAAAGATACCATTATTTTCATTACTTCCTCCCATGATTCTATTCTACTCTATTCTACTATACTCTATTCTACTCTTATCTACTCTACTCTAGCGCGTTATTGTCACAATTTGTCACGATTTGTAGCGTGTGACGCATAAAATTTAATAGCTAGTGTTTATGGGCTTTTAAAGATTGTAGTCGACTACAAGTTAACAAAAAGTTAACATTTAAAAGATGCTAATAATCGTAAACAATGGTATATTTATAAGCTATGGATTATATACTTGGATTTTTAATAGGATATTCTTTTAAAGAAGTCTACTTAGCGCTTAAGAAATTAAGTAAGTGGGACTATGATAATCATTTCGAGTCTGATTATGAGTATCGACCTCTTACGGAAGACGATTTACCTTAGTAATTTCTGGATCAAAAACTAAAGTATCTTCAATCAATGACTTAACTATTAGACGACCTGTCAATTCCATAAATTGAGGAACTACACCATTACCTAAAGCTTTTAGTCTATCTATATCGTTATCTTTTCTTTCTGCTACTCGACTTATTTGATCTTCCCAAGAGCTATCTACACCCCAAGAGTTTATTTGTCCAAGTTCAGCCAACCATCTGGAAATCCCATGAGTCTGGTTACCCATTCCGGATTGAGTCTTTGACCAATCAATTCCGGATTCCGTTCCCCAACATCCATCTCTAAAGTAGAGCCATGAGATCCACTCGCTACTGACGGTGCTTTCTTGTTCACCGGTTTGCTTGCTTGACTTGCTCTTGGTGTTGAAAACTTTTCCCTCACTTGTACTTTGTCCGCTAGGTTGAGAGATCGATCCTCTCCCCCGTTCTTTGCTACTCGGCGTCCCTTTTCGTTTAAGTTGAGATTTAGATGTTCGTTGTCCTGTGTCGAGGGAGTCGGCCACATCTCCGTTTCCTCTTTCGTTTTCCACTCTATTACTTCTATCGTCGTCAATTCTTTGTCGAACTTCACTTCCGTTAAGTGGGGCTTGATCTTGCTCCAATCCTCTATGCTCGGATAATTGAAGCCCGTGTTGTCCTGTCTGTACCAATGATCGACCGTCGTTTTCTTGAGTCCGGTTTTCTTTGCTAGCTCCGTCGCCCCTATCTGACTTCTTATGTAGGTCGTCCATTCCTTTTGACTCGGAAGAAGTGGTCTTTCCACCATCTCGTGATCTTGGTAATAATCCATCAAGCTCGGGTCTTGTTCTATCATCTCCATCCAAACTTGATCGCTCAATGTTCTCTGTACTCTGTGCCCCGAGGATCTCCTCGTTTTCCCCTGCATAAGTTTTGTCGCGTGTTTCAAAGAGTCTTCCTTTTTGTCCATTGTTGTAGGGGTTAACCAAATTTTCGGATTTTCTCGTAAGTTCCCCGTGCCTTTTCTTTTGCTCTTCCTCTCGGGATCTCCACGATAAAGCGCTCTCTCCAAAGCGTCCCCTGACCTCGGCTCTAAGTAATCCATAGTGTTCGGGGTCTCCCACGACTCCAACTCCCACCCATCTTTGTCTTTTGTGTCTTGCTCCAACGAACTTTGCTGATATAAGTTGCCATTCAAATCGATAATACCGCATTTCGGCCACACTTTTGAGGACACGGTTAATGGCGTCTCCGTTACTTGCTCGGAGGATATTTGGGACATTTTCCAAGATGAAGATTGGTGGTCGTATTTCATTAATAAATCTTTCGACTTCATCCCATAACCATCTTTCATCTTTTACTCCTTTTTGGTTTCCTGCAACGCTTACCGGTTGACACGGAAACCCTGCTGTTAGAATATCTACTTTTGATAGATATTTTGTGTTTACTTTTTCTATATCTTTATTTAAAACTAAGGTATCAGGAAAGTTTTGTTCTAGTATTTTACAACAAAAATCGTCATTTTCTACCGCCCAAGCGACTTCATCAACAAGACCAGATCGTAGTAAACCAAGTTCTATACCACCTATACCTGAAAATAAGCTACCTAATTTCAATTCGCTCCTTTGCAATGTGAAAATACTTCAATTCTTTTTCGATACCTATAAATTTCCTACCGACATTGACACAAGCAACTCCCGTTGATCCTGATCCCATTGTGAAATCAAGTACTGTGTCTCCCTCAATCGTATAGGTTTCTATTAAATATTCTAACAGAGCCACAGGTTTTTGGGTAGGGTGATAAGATTTTTGGTTTTTCTTTTGATTATCCCTTGCAAAGTAAAGCATATTTGTTTTTGTTCTATGTGTGTAAGTTACATATTTGCGATTTCCTCTAGTATCTAAGTTATTTCTAGCTGTCGCAAAGCTTTCACCACCAGATATAGTGCGTACCCTAGTGATAGGTTTTGGTAGTTTTTCACCCTGCCAATCATATTCCGGTTGATCTTTGTAAAACATAGAGATATTCTCGTTTTTTCTCAGGGGTTGTTTTTTACTGAAAGCTTGACCCGTCCCTTTATCTTTTTCCCAGACCCAATCATATCTATACTCGTCTATGTTAGATAATCTTAAAAAACTACTAAAAGGCTCAAGTCCAAATAAAGCTATTGGTGTATTGTCTTTCCTTATTCTTTTTAATTGTTCCCACATTATTTCTTTAGGAACTTGTTTATCCCAATTATATTGAGTTGTTCCGTATGGAAGATCTGTTAAGACTAAATCAATAGAGTTGTCATCAATGTCTTGCATTACTTCAATGCAATCACCTAAAAGTAAATTAGTGTCTATTTCACTAACCTTTCCATAATGATCTGTTTAGGTAAGAAATCTCGACAATAGTAAGAACTTGAAAAAGTAGGACTACCCATACCTTTACCGTCTTTTAGGTATTCAATTCTTTTATCAAACATTAAAAGCTCTAAATCTATTGACTCGAACAAATGTTTGGGTGCAGCGTCGTTTAGCCAAGTATTTGACATAAGTAAAGCAAAAGGCTTACCAAAACTCAAAGCTCGTTCAAAGATCTCTCTCTTTCCGGTAAAAGGTGGATTAGATACAATAACATCCCACCTATCAGGCTCGTATTCATAAAAGTCTTGATCTTGTGATATGTGAGAACTAATTACTTCGTTTCGTTGTCCTATAAGTTTTACAAACCAACTTTGACTTAGATCAAAGGGACACCAAACAGTAGCGTCTTTTGGAATATATTTAAGTATT